CACCTATAGGTACTGAGGAAGTAGTGCCTAAGGGCAGAGCACGCGCTCGTCTGTTGGGTTGGATAAGTATTCACACACCATCCCGGCTGGCTGCATGGTTATCCATTGCCATGCATACTCGATATCGAGTAACGCTGGCATGATCAACGCGATGTACCCCGGGTGGGGTCAAAAGTTGATCACTGGGGCGGGAGATCCCACGCTCCGTCTCCCTCCCCTTTTCCAAGCTGCTGTAGAGATTTGATCTTGGTCAGGGGTTACCTAGGGTTATAGGGCTGTATAAAGCATTAACCCAGGTTGTATGGTTATGCAGAGGGTTATACAGGGCTTTGCATAGGGGTGCCTGTAACGATCTGTGACCGCTTCCCGATATACCCCGTGTCAGGCACACAACACAGGGAGGCAGTCATGCTGGGGTACCTTGCTTATCGAGGCGCACGAGGCGCTAGCCGGGAGTTCGGACGGACGGCAAAGCAATTTGCCAAATCTTCCACAAGGGATAAGCGAAACGTATTTATCCTCGCCACAGTGCTTATGTTGGCTTTTGCGGTGATGGCCCGAGATACTAGTTTCCTCTGGGCGGCCGGGATTACCACGTGCGGCGGGTTGGCCTGTCACAAGGCGCTGCGGCGGTTCGCCATCGAGGCTGAGCGGGGGCGCCGTGGCTGAGGACGATACGGCCGAGCTGTTCGCTGAGTTCGAGACCGCCGTGGGCGTCGCCATTGACGCCAAGCTGGCCAGCCTGCGAGGCGTGGAAGCGGCCACCTTGCGTGAGGTCGCCACGATGCCCGATGAGGTGGCGGCCAGCCCCGAAGCGGCCATAGCCATTGCCCTTGCCCGTGAGCTCGATGCCGCCAGGGTGGCGGTAGGCGCGCTGGCGACCGCGCCCGTGGCCAAAGAGCTGCGAGCCGTCCTAGAAGGGCTGCGGACTGAGGCACAGCGCCTCGCACCCACGAAAGTGAGCCCCATTGACGCTCTCGCTGCCAGACGGGCCGCTCGGCGCTCAGCGCCCGATGTACTCGCACCTACCGCCGGGGGCGGTCAGTAGCGCCGGCCGTGAGGCGGCCGAGCTCAGCGCCAGCGCCGGCCTGTACCTCGATGACTGGCAGGGCTGGCTACTCGACGGCTCACTGTGCGAGGATGCACGAGGCCATTGGTTGGCTTTCGAGGTAGTTATCATCGTTCCCCGCCAGAACGGTAAGGGCGGCTACATCGAGGCCCGCGAGCTCGCCGGCCTGTTTTTGTTTGGTGAGTTGCTTATATTGCACAGTGCACACGAGTTTAAGACCAGCCAAGAGGCATTCCTACGCATTAAGTTTCTGATCGATAATTGTGATGACTTCCGCAAGCGGGTCAAGAAGATAAGCACGAGCCACGGTGAGGAAGGCATCACCTTACGCGCCAGCCCTACTATTGTTCAGGGCTCGGCCAGTGGGCTGGTAACCCTGTCTCGTGAACCGAGGCTCCGTTTCGTGGCCCGCACGTCGGCCGGCTCGGGCCGTGGGTTCTCCGGGGACACCGTGTTTTTCGATGAGGCTTTCAACGTGCCGGGGTCTGTGGTGTCCGCTCTCATGCCCACCATGAGCGCTCGGCCAAATCCTCAGCTCATCTACCTCTCGTCGGCTGTCAATCAGGAGGAGCACCCCTATGGCCTGACGCTGGCCAAGGCTCGCGAGCGGGGGCTCGCTGGTGATGACCCCGCGCTGTTCTACGCTGAGTGGTGCGCCGACCCCGCCGCGTATCAGGCCAACCCCACCGCCGTGGCCATGGACCCGGCGCACATCGCGGCCGCGAACCCAGCTTTAGGCATCCGGCTCACGCTGCGGCACTGCCTACGGGAGGCCCGCAGCATGGGCCCAGCGAGCCGGGCCTACGCCGTCGAGCGCCTGGGCCTGGGTGACTGGCCGGACACCGACCCTGAAGCTGAGCAGGTTTTCAACCTCGAACGCTGGGCAGACCTCACTGACCCCGCCAGTGCCATCATCAGCGACGTTCTTGTGATGTCTCTAGACATGAACCCCGAGCGCACCCGTGGCGCTATCAGCGTGGCCGGCGGGCGGGCTGACGGACTGCACCATGGTGAGGTCATTGACGCCACCGACGACAACAACCCGACCCGGCGCGGGGTCAGATGGATGCTGGCCCGGGCCGTCGAGCTCGACGCCACGCACGGTCCTCTGCTGTGGGTGATCGATCCCACGAGCCCCGCCGGCAGCCTGATCGAGGCGCTGAAAGAGCATGGCATCGAGGTGGCCGAGGAACCGGGTGAGCCGGCCAAGCTAGAGCTCGTGGTAGGCCGTGAGATGGCCCAGGCGTGCGGCTACGTATATGACCTAATCGACTCCAAGGGTCTGCGGCACCTAGGCCAAGTCCAGATAATCAATGCCATTGCCGTGGCTCGCAAAAGAATGGTGGCGGATGCGTGGGCACTTGGCAGGAAAGATTCGGCCGGCGACATAAGCCCACTAGTGTCCCTTATCCTGGCACTGTACGGTTACCACAAACACCAAAACGACGCACTAGGACCGCCGAATCTGTGGTTTGGTGCCGAGAGCATCCCCTCGCAACCCTGAATATGGCTGAGGTTTTTTCTCTGCTCACCATCGTTCTCGGTGTAATGGCATGGTCCATACCGGCGGCCACGATTTTGTTCGGGGTGTTTGGGGTGGTTCTGTGCGAGCGGGCGTCCGCTGACATCACGGCCGGTCTGCGAGCGCAGACACAGGCTGAGCAAGGGTTGCCGGGGGAGCGTGCCGCATGAGTTTGTTCGGCATGTTCGAGACACGCGCCAACTTACAAAACCCGGCTGTGCCGCTGACCTCCTATTCTTTGCTCGATTGGATGTCCGGCCCCCGCGTCGACTCGGGCATCTACGTCTCGCCACAGACCGCGCTGACATTCTCCAGTGTGTACCGCTGCACCGCCCTTATCTCGTCAGTCTGCGCTGCACTACCGCTCCAAGGGTTCGCCAAAGGTTCACTTGAAAAAGCCCCTACGCTGCTGCTGGACAACCCGCACCCGGACTACACAGCGTTTGAGCTCTGGCAGCTCAGTTACGTGCACCGCTGCATGTGGGGCAACAGCTACATGCAGAAGATCCGGGCGGACAACGGGCGGGTGCAGTGGCTCTGGCCCTTGCTGCCCGAGCGGGTACAGGTTGGCCGTGCCAAGCCAATCCCGGAGAACCCATCCGGCAAGGTGTTTCAGGTCACTGACGAATCAGGCAAAACGTATGCGTTCACCAACCGCGAGGTACTGCACATCCCGAACATGGGCTATGACGGCCTGACGGGGTGCTCGCCGGTACGGATGGCCGCCCAGGGCATCGGTATCGCGTTGGCCGCCGAAAAATATGCGGCCAAGCTGTTCAGCTCGGGCAACCTGCTCAGTGGCATCCTGCAAACTGAGCAACGGCTCAAGCAAGAGGACGCCGAGCGGATACAGGCGCGGTGGCGTTCGATGGTGGGTGGTATGGACCGTGCCCACGACGTGGCCGTGCTCGACTCAGGCGCCAAGTTCCAAAACCTCACCATGCCACCGGCCGATGCCGAGATGCTGCTTTCCCGGAAGTGGCAGGTTACCGACATTGCCCGATTCTGGGGGGTTCCCTCATTCTTACTTCTTGATACCGAAAGGGCCACCAGCTGGGGGACCGCGCTTGAGCAACAGGCGATCGGGTGGCTCAAGTTCGATTTGCACCCGCAGTGGCTGGCGCCGGCCGAGCAACGGATCACCAAAGAGTTGACCGCCGGCTCGGTTAATGTCCGTTACCTCTCAGCGGACCTAGAGCGCGGCGATAGCGCAGCACGCGCCCAGTTCTATCAGATCATGCGGACAATCGGCGTTTTCAATGTTGATGAGGTTCGGGAGCGTGAAGACCTCCCGCCGCTACCCGATGGCGCGGGCACGGACTATAGGCAGCCGTTCAACTCAATGAGCCAGGCGCCCGTGACTGATGACCAGACGGGTGGCGGTGGTGGTGGTGGTGGTGGCAGTGGTGGTGGTGGTGGCAGTGGTGACAGTGGCGGTTCGGGTGACAGTGGCGGTTCGGGTGGGGGAGGTATCTAGGTGCTAGAGCAGTCCAAGATAGTCGCTTGTAGCAATCAGTCCTGTGCAATGAATGGAATAACGGCCACAGTATGGGCTACCGCGCATTCTAGTGGGCGCTTCTGGGATTGGCCCCAACTCACGTGTCGGGATTGTGGAAGGGAACCTCTAGACGTTGAGAAAGGATTCAACTAATGGGCATCATCCTCGCGGTTCTGGTCCTCTGGCTCAGCCTGGCCATTATTGGATTTGCTATTAAGACGCTGTTCTGGCTGGCGGTCATCGCGTGTGTGCTGTTTTTCGTCACGCTTGCCACGGGGGTCATCATGCACGTGCGGAGACCATAAATGGGTGTCCTTATGAGCCTGGCGATCATCGTGGCCGTGATCGGGATGTTGCTTATCATTCTGGGCGCTATTCCTGTTACAGCTGTTTATGTGCCCAGGGGCTTACCGGCGGGCATTGCGCTGGTCATTATTGGCGTGCTGGTCTATGTCATTCTCGTGGTATTGGTTCCCGGGGTACACGGGGGCTACTGATGTCTGTTTGCCAAACAAAGTCTGTGGGAGGTACGGAGATGCAGGGTACGGTACTCACGCGGACTACCGAGGAAAGGCGCAACCTCAGCCGCGATACAGCGCAAGTATCTGTGCGGTCGGCTGCCGATGGTGGCGCCGCTAGATTCAATGGATATGCGGCGGTGTTCGGCCAGAGAACCGCGATAGGTAACCCGCTTACCTGGGGGTTCTATGAGGAATGCGCTCAGGGAATGTTCGCTAAGACCCTCGGCGAGGGTGATGCACGATTCCTCATCGACCACGATTCATTCTATGTGGTGTCCAGATCAAGTGCTAATAGTCTGAACTTGGCTGAGGATGACCATGGGCTGGCCGTGGATAGCGCGCTGGATACGCGCCTGTCCTATGTCAATGACCTCATGGTCAATGTCGAGCTCAAAAACATCACGGGCATGAGTTTCGGTTTTCAGACCATGCGTGACGAGTGGACCACTGAACAAATAGAGACCTCAGACGGCAATACAGCCGATGTCGAGATCCGCACCCTCATCGAGGTCAAACTCATTGAGGTCAGCGCGGTCACGTTCCCGGCTTACGCCACTACGACTGCTGAGCTCAACAGCGTGGCGAGCGCGCTCTCCTACCGGGGGGACGCGCACGCCATTGAGCAGAGGGCGCACTACCGCCCTGAGTTGTTGGATTTGTGCAAGATCATCGAGCGCGCGCCGGCTGAGACCACCCGCACCGATGAGCAGGATGCTGAGGCCCAAGAGAGCGCGCCGGCTGTGTCCACCCGTTTGACCGGAGCCTCAGCGGTACAACGCATGCGCCTGTACGCCAGCAAGTACAGGCTGCCTGTCAAGTAACTATCTCAGTCATTAGCCCTGCATAGGAACCGGGGTTATTCCGCATGCCGAAAGGACACAGCCGATGGTCAGCACGATGCTCGATCGCAAGGCCGAGGAACAAAACAAAATCTGGCAGTACATGGACGATCTCTCCCAGCGCGAGGCGGAATGGGATGCCGCTGAGCGTGAGACATGGGATAAGAACGAGATCCGCTTGCAGGAGGTCAGCAAAGACATCGAGCGCCTAGAGCGCCACGCCAAGACCAAGGCGATCGACTACAGCAAGATTGTCAACACGGGCACGCCTGATGAGGGCCGTGGCACCCCTGAGGCTGAGGTCGAGGCGCGGGAGCTGCAGCGGACTAAGGACTATGGCAAGGCGTTCACGTCCTACGTGCGTGGCGGGCTTGAGCGGGTCAGCAACGAGGAACGCACCCTACTGCTGCAAAATGAGGGCCCCGAGCTCCGTGCCCAGGGCATTGCCACCACAGCGGCCGGCGGTTTTTTAGTCCCCCCGGGGTTCCGCACTGTGCTTTCAGAAACAATGAAAGCATATGGTGGATTAATGAACCATGCGAACATAATCACGACTAGCACCGGTCAGCCGCTGCAATGGCCGTCCAATGATGACACGGGCAACGTGGGTAGCATCTTGACGGAAAACACACAGGTGACCAACCTCGATATGACACTGGGCAGCCGTACGATCAATGCCTACGTCTACACATCGCGCCTCGTGCTCATCTCGCTCCAGTTGATCCAAGACTCGGCATTCGACCTCGAAAACTGGCTACCCAAGAAGCTCGGCCAGCGCCTCGGTCGGGCGGTCGCCGCTCACCTCGTGGCCGGTACTGGTACCGCCCAGCCCACGGGCATCCTGACCAACGCAATCGTGGGTAAGCAAGGCGCAAGTGGTCAGACCGTCTCGATTATCTACGATGATCTGGTCGACCTGGAGCACTCCGTCGACCCTGCCTACCGTGACAACGCCATCTATGTGATGTCCGATCAGATGCTCAAGGTGCTGCGCAAATTGAAAGACACCACGGGCCGTCCACTCTGGGCCCCGATCCCAGCGCCAGGTTTCCCGGCAACACTCAACGGGTGGCCTTACTACATCGATAACTCGATGCCCGTGCCCGGCGCCAGCAACAAGACGATCATCTTCGGAAACCTCAACTTGGGCTACCTCGTGCGCCAGGTGCTGGACATGCAGATGGTCCGATTCGGTGAGAGATACATGGATTCCCTCCAGATCGGTCTGCTCGGATTTATGAGGTTAGATGCACAGCCTGATGACCCGTCCGCCATCCGTGTGTACCAGCACTCGGCGGTCTGAGCAGGCAGCGCGGTACGTCACGGAACACAGGCTGGTGCACCAGCAATTGCGTCCTGATTTTCAGGAGGGGGTGTTGAGTTAGTGGCAAGGGCTTTACGCGTGGCCTCAGGCGCTACCAGCGTGCAGGCATTAACAGGACAGGACACGCTCTATGGATACGCCGTGCGTGAGTCAGCGGTCACGCCGGCTGCCGCGTCCTTTGTGCTGCACGATGGCACGGCTACGACCGATCCGATCATTGTTCCACAGATGAACCTGGCGGCCAGTGGCAATCAGATAGCACAGCTACCGGCAATACCACTTACCACGGGCATTTTTGTGGAGCGGGTGTCAGGATCGACTGAGATCGTGTTCTACATCGATTAGGAGGCGTCCATGATCTGGAGTAAGTCGAGTCGGTCCAAGGATTGGAATCAGGCCCTGTGCGTTGAGGTCGGCAAGGTCACGCCAGGCGGGCCGCCGGCAGCAATCCGGGACTCGAAACTGGGGGATGACTCTCCCGTGATCGAGCTCGGGCCGCACGGCTGGGCCCAACTACGGGCACTCATCGCCTAAGCAACCCGCGAGTGATCCGAAACGTCTTAGGTAGGCGTTTCGGATCACTACAGGCTAGACAGGGAGTTTGCATGTCACAGCACGGAGCACGGAGATTCACCCGCCGGGGGGCTGTTCTACTGGCCTCAGCGGTGGTCGCTGCCGGCGTCGGGGCCGGTGTGGCCATGGGCGCCTCGGACCCGGCGCCGACCCCGTCATGCTCGACGGCACTGAGCAACCTGCATGAGGCCCTGGTCGTCAAAAAGACCACAGCCAATACGCTGCTGGCCGATCGAAATATTGCCACTGAGGCGGATGCCCTGGTCGGATCGAGGGCCTCAGCCGATACGTCTGAGGATGCAACGCCAGTTCTGCCCGAGACTGCCGCTGTGCCCGAGGCGCTCGGCGAGCCGACGGATACCGAACTTGCCGGGGCCAAGGCGGCGGCAGTCACAGCGCATGGCAACGTGAGTGCCGATCAGACCGCTGACAACCTGGCGCAAGCCACCGTGACCGCTGACCAGAAGGCAGCGGACGCCGCGTGTCAGGGTAAGCCTGGTGACCCTGGCAAGCCTGGTGACCCTGGCAAGCCTGGTGACCCGGGAACCAACGGAACCAACGGAACCAACGGGCGGGATGGCATCGATGCCCGGATCGTGCTCTCGCCGGGGGTGTGCGCCGAGGCGGTCATCACGCCTGATCAGACAGCCAAGCTCGTGCGGGTCGTGACCCTCATTCCGTGCCCCGTGCAGACGCCACCGGCACCGCCACAGCCGCCTGTGATTGGACAGCCAGTCACGATCATCACCGTGCCTCAGGCACAGACCGCGCCTGCACCACAGATCCAGTCCAACGTAAACCTGCCAGTCACCCACTAGTCCAGCACCACCTGAAGGGCCCGAGCTCGGCAGAGAGCACGGGCCCTTCGGGCTGTCAAGTATCTGTGCATGAACCGCAAAACCGATCATGAAAGAGGCACCCCCGATGGCTGAGGACAGCACTATTACCAGCGCGGCCGCCGCGAGCAAGACCACGGCGGCTGCCCCTACGCCCAAGAGCACCCCTGACTCGGCTGCCCCCGTCGACACTGAGCGCGCGGCGGTGGGCACGCCCGTCGAGTTCTCCACTGAGGCTGACCTCGGCGCGGACACCGACGCGGCCGCTGAGCGCCTCGCCAAGGCATCCCTGGGCCAGGCGGTCGACTCGACTACCGCCGGCCCCGGTGCGGATGTCGCGGTAGTCACCTCAGCAGCGGGCTGGCCTACCGCTGATGTGGTGGCCATGGTCAGTCGGGATGCCAACGGGGACCCGGCGCAGACAAAGAACTTCGTGGTGCTCGTGGCCCCCGACGCCGACGAAGCCACGCGGGATGCTCATTGGAACGTCGCGGGCGCGGCGCAGGGCGCTCGGTACGTCGATCCGGCCAATGTGCCGGCCGCCGGTATCCTGCCTGATCCTGCGGTGCAAGCCCAGGAGCTCGCCCGGATCAACTACAGCCCAGCGGATCACGCGACGGGTGGAAGGCACGAGGCCTGATATGCCGCGAGTACGGATGCTGGTGGACCTTGCTGGGCCTACCGGCTCATGGGAGCAGGGGGAGGTAATCGACATGACGCCAGAGCAAGCGGCGGCGTTCGCCGATGGTGAGCGTGGTGAGCTCGTGACGCCGGCAACGGGTGTCAAGGCGGCTGAGACTCCGGAAGGCACCGCTGAAACCCGCAGCCGGCCAGTGGAGACCCGCAAACGCCCTACCGGCCAAGCCCGTTGGTAGATGTCGGCTCAATTAAAGTCCCGGTAGAGGTCTCAGTCATGGGTCAGCTGGCCCGCCCGGGGGACACCCTAATAATCGCAGTGGGCAGGCAAATCACTCGCCAGGGTGCCCATGATTTAATGGAACATATAAAACTGGGGTGTCCAAACCTAGGGGTTGTGGTGTGTGAGGCCACGCAAATCGTGGTTTATCGTCCCGATTCTTGGGATTTACTCGGGGCTTAGTAAATCTAGTCCTGTGTCTTAGCAAACAGCAAGGGGTGGTAATGGATACTGTCCATATGGGGCACAGTGATGGGCAAATCTCTTCTGCGGAAGTGCCCTCTACTGAGGAAGGCTGGACTGAGCAACAACGGTTCTACGGGCTCACGCACGACGATGGGGCGAACCGGGGCGCCTGGGTGTCACATCGCCATCTGTCCGGTGATGACGTACCGGCCTGGGTGGAATGTGTAGCGGATTCCCGGATAGAGCAACGGCTCGCGGCCTACTGGGGATGCCCGATTGGTCGGCCCGCTGAGATCCCTGATGCACCACCCAGCGGGGAAACACCGGCCGATGCCCCCACAGAGATCAGTGGGGAGCCGGTGGCATGAGAACTAACGCGGGCAACGACATTGTCGGCAAGACAATAAACGGGACCAGTGCCTACACCGGAACGGCAACAGCCACCACGGCAACCTCGATTACAGCTACGGGCACGCCCTGGTCGGTTAACGCCTATGTCGGCCAGCTGATCGTGGCGGGCGGCGTTTATGGCGTGTGCACGAGCAACACAGCGGGCGTGGCCACGGTTGATCAGTGGTATGTGCCGGGCACTCCTGGTGGCGTGGCGGGCACAACCCCGGGGGCTACCTCAGTATTCACTATCCCGCCGGGACAGGCCCCGCTGTGGTTCTTGGCCCTGACGGCCAACAGCACGGCGCCGGCCGCCGGTAATACCACTCTGGCCGGTGAGATCACCACAGCGGGTGGTGGGCTCCTCCGGAAGCTGGGAATCATCACGCACACGGGGGGCACTTCCCTGGTCACGGTGACCGGCTCGTGGACGGTCACCGGTTCCGACGTGTTGCCGGTGACCATCGCCAAGATGGGTGTGTTCCCGACTTTGGTAGGCAGTGCGCTAGAAGCCTACGAAACGTTGTTGACACCTTCTACGGCGACTTTGTCGGCCAGCGGCGACCCTCTGACCGTGACCTGGTCTAATACGGTATGAGTCGGGGCACACAGCAGTCTCCGTGGGTGTGGGAGGCGGTTGATTATCAGGGCAACGTCATTCGGATCACGGTGGTGTTCAATAATGCTACGCGAGCGTTGTCCAGTGCCACTGTTTCCCGAGACGCTGCCTGTGTTTACACAAAAATCTACATAGGAATTGGCGCGGAGGGCACACCGGACACCACGCATGCCATCCCGGTGCCAGCGGGAACCACGCCGATCACTGCCAGGCAGATGGCGGCTGTGGGATTGCACGTGATCGGGGACGTTATCGCCTTCCAAATCACCGCTGGGCCGTGAGCTAGGAGGCGTCAGTGGCGATCACCCTTGATGCCTCCACGCCAGCGGCAGTCAGTAACACCGGGGCGACAACACCGGCCACTACGGCGTCATTCTCACCCCCGGCGGCATCGATGGTTGTCGTCATCGCTGAAATGGGTTGGAGCAACCTAGCCAACCCTGACATGGCCTGCTCTGATTCCGGCGGGCACACGTGGTCTAAGGGCGTTTCAATTTTCGGTGGTGCTGGCAGTAGCGGTGGCGGTGTCGCTGTTTTCTACAGCTACTTCGCGACTGCGCCAGGTGCTATCGCCGTCAGTATCGCCTACACAAACTTTGGCACGGGTGGCGGCGAGCTGGTCACAACCCAGGTGCTCAATGGGGTCAAGAGTAGCCAGACAGGCGCGGCAAGTGCGTCGGCCGCACGGATAAATGTCACTGACGGCACTATCACGATAACACCGACCACAGCCGGGTCATTCATTTGCGGTGGCTCTGGCTCCGCTACGGTGGCCGGTGTTATCGCATTGAACGGCAACACAACGCAGCTCGCTGTAAACGATGATGCTACAGACGGTATCGATGTTGTGGCATGGAAAGCCAAAGTACTAACTCCCAGCACGCCAGCGGCTATCACGCTGGGTGGTACGTGGCCCGCTGCCACGGACAGCACAGTGGTCGCTTTCGAGGTACTGCCCGCCGCTGCGGCAGGTGGTGGCTCACGTTCAGCTTCGGATACCACGGCGCCATCCGACTCGGCTGTGCGGGCGGTGACGCCATCGAGGTCGGCCACCGAT